CCAGCGGTTGGTTTGCGGGTCGCGGCGCTCGCTGGTGATGCCGGTCGGCCAGTTCTCCGGCGTGTCGCTTGGCAAGTGCCACCAGCGATCTGCAGGGGCTTGGCTGGCGACCATGGCGAGGCGATCGAGGATGGTGTCTTTGGCCTTGTCGACACCAACGATGTGATGCACGCCGTTGCGCGGGACGGCTTCGCCGCGCCATGTGTATTGGTGCGCGCGAGGCGGGCCGATGAGCGGGGCGCTAGGGGTTGAGGCGCCTTTGACCGCAATCCATGCGCGGCGGGTGCGCTGGTTGACGGCGGCATAGACTTCTTGGGTCCAGTTGCCTGAGTCGACGGCGTGGATGCGTGGCAGCAGCTGCACGCCGAAGCGGTTGACGATAGGCCGCTGGAGGTAGGTGTCGAGATCGGCCCAGGTCTGCGGGTCGAGCGGGCTGCCAAGCGTGATGTGGTAATCGACTAGGTAGATTTGCGGGTCGGTCGGAGTCGCGCCGCGGCCAAAGCCCAGAATGCAGGTCTCGAGTCGGTTGGATTGCACGTCAGTGCCGGCGGAGAGGATGAGGCACCCGTCGGGCGGGTGACGCATGGGCCATGACTCAAGCGCGCCGCGGATGTCTTCGGCCTCGATGGTGCCGGGTGCTTCATAGGGGATGGCCAGCGAGGTGGACGTAAACGCCTTGATGAGCGCCGGGTTGTCGCCTGCATCAACGCGCTCTTGATGCAGGTCTTTCCAGGTCCGCCCAAGACCGACGGGCGTGTACAGGCTGGGCAGCCGATAGCTGTGATGCGAGCCGTCGCCAGGGTTGCCGGGTATCCAGGTGCCGGCGGCGAGCATGTCGGTTTTCGCGGCGTGCGGAATGGGTGTGCCGCAGTGCTCGCAGAGGTATTCCCCGGTCGGCAGCACCTGATCGATATGCAGCACTTGCGGAGCGTCGCAGTGCGGGCACGGCACCCAATATTCGCGCTGATCGCCTGCGAGGTATTCGCGCCAGATCAGGCTGGCGCCCATGAGCTTCTTTGGGCTGCTGCACTGGTAGATCTTGCGCCGGGTGCCGAAGGAGTCGGCGCGACGGCGCAGCGTGATGAGCGGGTCACCCTCTGCGCCCTTCAGCTCTTCATAGCTGTCGACCTCGTCGGCGAGGACGTAGCGGGCGGAGTACATGCCGAGCGTGGCGGCGCTGGCGGCATGGGAGACGATGAGCCAGCCGCCAGGAAACTTGACCCGGGCCATGGTGTTGCTGCTCTCGCGCCGCTTGGTGCGGGTGAGCGTGGCAGCCAGCGAGGGCGTAGACTCGACTAGGGCGTCGAAGCGCATCAGCTTCCAGGCGTTGCCGAGCTCTTGCGTGGGCTGGCAGACAATGACCGGGGCGGGGTCGTGATCCAAGACGTAGCCGACGAGGTTGTTCAGCGACTCGGTCTTGACCGTTTGCACACCCGCCACGCAGGTGACGATCTGCGCGCCGCTGTGCGGGCTGAGGCTTTCCATGATGCCGCGCGCGGGCGGGTTGCGATCGGTGCGCCAGCGGCCGGGCTCTTTGCTGGTCTCCCGCGGGAGCACACGGTGGGCGTCGGCCCATTGCCAGACAGAGAGTCGATCCGGGATTGTCCAGCCGGCAGCCCAAGCCCGAAGGTACGCGAGTCTGGCGCGAGCGCGGGCTCGCGCGTCGAGTTGGCGCGTGATGGCCGGCCGGCGAGTGGGCCGGCGGGCCGTGGCTTGGGGCTGGGATGCGGCGGTCACGGGCTGGTTTTGTCGGCGAGATCTAGGCCTAGGTCGCCAGCGGCAAGCGAGGCTTCTAGGTCGGCGATCAATTCGGCCTCGGTGGATTCGGTCGGGTTGGTCATTGTGTTTGCTCGCTGGCTGGGGCGTCGTCATCGGCATCGGCACTGCGGGAGGCCGCGGCGGCGATCTGTTGGCAGACGTTGCGCAGCTCTGCGTCGAGCAATCGGTCAACCTCGGTCTCATCGTCGATGGCCGCAAGCTGCGGGGCGATGCGGGCAGGGATGGCCATCAGCTGTTGCACGGCCTGGCGGGCCGTGTCTTCGGCGACGTGCGCCATCGTTGCCAGGTCGCCATAGGTGCCCTCCGCCTTAGCCGTTTCCAGGATGTCGCGCTTGGCTTGCTCGCGCGCGCTGACAGTCTTGGCGCTATGCCAATCCAGCGTGTCGATGTGCGCCTCGAGCTCTGGACGATCGGCGGCCGTTGCGAGCTTGTCGGTGGCGGCTTGCTGCGACTCCGTCTCGCGGTCAAACCACTCCAGGAACTCCAGCCATCGGAATAGATGCGCCTGCCCCGGCTTGCCCTTGTAGGCGACCGGGAGCGGGTTGTCGGGCCGCTTGACCCAGGAGCGGATGGCCTCACGGGACAGTCGCAGCCCGAACTCTTCCTCGATGGCAGCCAGCAGTTCTGGTGTGGTTAGGGTGCCAGGCTCTTTCGAGCTCGGGTCGCTCATCGTTTGCCCCCGTTCAGCGCGCTGAGTCTCGGTGAGCCCTTCGCGCGAATCCTCTCGGCCAACGTCGCAGCCTTGCTGTCTGTTGCGGCCTGCCGCTGCTCGGTGCGGTATTGCTGTTGCAGTTTTGCCAGGTCCACGGCGATGCGGTGCGCCAACGACAAATCCGCGTTTTGCATCGCGAGCCGGTACAGCTCTTCGCGTTTGGCCACGTGCAGCGCAAACAGGTGCGCGTCGTCGGTTTCAGCCGCGGCAATCCATTGATCGACGCATGCGGCGTATGCCGCGTCAATTTCGCCGCGCCGCCAGCCGCGCAAGATGGCCGATCCAACAGCATCAACAATGCGAGCATCATTCATAATAATAACCCAAACCGTAACGCCAACAGTTCGTATCTACTCAAATTCCGCGCCTCTGCCGACCGCTTAGGCGTTTGTTGTCAAAGGACCCTTCGGCTTCGATCATCCGGCACAGCTCGGCCCAGTGGTCGCGGTCGTTGTGGCTTGCGTGCCATAGCTGCGCGGCTCGCGCGGCTTCGGCGGTTTGCGGTGCGTGCTCTACGCACAGGCTGACGCTGTCGCCTGGCTCGGGGCACGTCGTGTTGTAGCGGGCGCAGCTATCACACAGGTTCATCGGTCTGATCCTCGGTTGCCGCAGCCGTCGCATCCTTTGCGCACAAGGCGCGGGCCGCTTCGGCGGAGTCTGCGCGGCCTAGCAGCACCCGCGGTTGCGGTATGCGCTCGCCGACCTTGTAGCGGGCCTTGGGCTCTTGGCCACTCCAGTGCGGTATCTCGCCACGGCTCCAGTCGCGATAGCTCCAACCAGCGGCCCGGTCAGGGCCAAGCGCGAGATACACCCAGTGATCGCGTACACGGCAGGCCAGGACACGGTGACCCGTCTGCGCATCCCACCACGGCGCGTTGTTCGGCCCGCGCGTCCACGTCAACGCCTGCGGCGCTGCGCTTTCGGTCTTGGCCATGTTCTGTACTGCCTCCGACATGCGTCAGTGTCGATGCGTCGATGATGTCGATCTTCCCCAGCGCTCGGGAAAAGTGTCATTAAGCAACAGCGCTAAGCGGTTCATCGGGCAAAAACTACCGTTCGTTCCTTAGTGACACTTTTCCGCGTACGTGGCGTTTATCGACATCATCGACATATCGACATAATCAAAACTTAGTCTTCAACTCGCCGAAACGACCCGCCAGCGGCGCGGGACAACTCGCGTTTCGTCTTGCTCAATCAATCGGTTACCGAATATTCGCCCGCGGAATTTGCGCAGCTTGTAGCCCAGCGCCTGCGATCCCCCGCCCCGTGGTACGTCGCCAAGCATCGACACTATCGACTCATGTAAGCCGGGCCGCTTAGGTCCACCACCCGCGTATTCGGGCTCACGCTCCGACGCCAACTGCCACAGCTGCGACGCTGTAACTGCTTGATCTCCAAGCTCTGCGTGCCATGCTTCCAGCAGCGCCATGATTGACGCCTGCTCGTGGTCTTCGTCGCGCAGGTTGCGGCTTGGGCCTAACGGATCGGCCTGGCCCGCCCAGATCAACGGGAAGCGCACCATGCGATCCCACAGCCCGAAGCGCGTGCGCGACACGCCCTCGGGCATCGGTGAGCCTGCGTCGATATAGGCCTTGGCGATCGTCAGCACGGCCCGCACCGCCTCTGCCCGGTGCCGCAGGACATGCTCGCGCGCGTCGCGGCCAAAGGTGCGCTCTTCCGGTCGCTCGACGCCGGCATCGAGGCGCACCAGCAGGACGCGGGAGGTCAGGTCGCCGAGAAATGTCAGGTTGTTGCCCGTGGCCAGCCAGCAGACGTTGGTCGGCGCCTCCACCTGCTTGGAGAGTCCGAGCACGCGGCAGACCTTGGAGCGCTGGGTCAGCACCATGCACATGGTCGCGGACTTCCATGCGCGCTCGATGTTGTCCCACACGACGACGCTATCGCCGGTCATCAGCGCCGTATCGACGCGCTTCTCGGTCTCGGTCTCATCCGGGCCAATGTTGGCGACCGACGGCTCGCGGCCGGTCGAGACCAGCGCGATGCAGTCGGCCAGCAGACTCTTGCCCGTCGCCGGGGTCGACGCCGATATGCCGCCCATCGGCGCGGAGGGGAGCACGCGCCGGAGGACGGCCGTCATCATCAGCGCCAGCGCTGCGGAGCGATCCGCGTCGGAGACGAACGGGAATGTGCTCACCAGCTCGGCGAGCACCGCGCAGGCATCTTCGGCGGCCTCGCTTCGGCAGCCTGGGTCGGATTCGATGGGGTTGTTGCCGAGGTCGAGATCGTGCGTGAGGTACAGCCCCGTTCCCGGGTCATAGCCGGCATCCCGCAGCACCTCGCCCCCCGGCGTGAGGGTCGGGGATTCGCAGAAGCCCGTCAGCCAGGGGAATCGCCACTCGCCCTGACGGCTCAACAGCGTATCGGCCACCTTGCGTGGGGCATCGATGCGCACCCAGTCGGCGGTGCGCCCGTCCCACTTCTCCCAGTCAGCGCACCGGCACAGGCGCTCGAGCAGCCAATGCGGCGAGATCTCGAACAGCACGGCCGCGCCCTGCTGCCGTTCGTAGTCGAGCGATGGCCGCCCGGTTGAGTCCCAGGCGCCCACCCGGACCAGGCGCGTGCCGTGTTGGAACAGCCCGGCGCCCTGCTCGGACAAGGCCGCCTCGGCCTCGTCGACGATGCGCGGCAGCTCGCCGTTGACAACGCGGATTGTGCGCCGCCCATCCGGGCCAATCAGCCCCGTGCCAGCACCGGCCCCCGGCCCGTTGCCGCCGGCCGCCGCACCGCGCTTGCGCTGCGGCTTGTCGGCCGCGGCAAAGGCGGCTGCTGCCAGGTCGGACGTGCTCGCAGCCGCCGCAGCGGCTCCGGCAGGGCGGCCGGGGCAGGGCGGTACGTGCTTAGACCGCACTGGCTGTTCGCCGGGGGCCTCAAACGTTTGATACCAGCCCGATCCATCGGGCTCGATGATGTTGCGCTTCTGCATCCCGCAGCGCTCGCAGACATAGCGATGCGGCTCGGGATGCGCCCACTTGTGGCGAGGCTTGCCTGCCATCAGGCCGCGACCGACAGCGGCGCGGCAATCCAGGCCCGCAGACGCCGGTGATAGTCGGCGGCGAGCTGATCCGACCAAGGCGCGGGCCACGCCCCCGCAAGCACGGCGCGCTGCTGCCGCCGCGCATCCTGTGCCAGCCAGCGCGCATCGCAGGCGTCGCGCACCCACTCCGGGCCGCAATCGGCCCACGCCAGATCCTGGAACAGCACCTGCACCGGCGCCGCCACCCGCGCCACTTCGCCGGCCAGCGCGATCAGGCCAAGCCACCCGACTGGATGCGCCTCCGGGGCCTCGTCGTCCGCCGGCGCGGTCTCTCCGAACGGCCACGTGCACCACACATCCACCGGCAACCCCGCCAGCATCCGCCAATCCGTTGTGCCCGGCCGCCAACGCGGCCCGACCCACACCGCAGGAGCCCCGCGCACCGTCGCGCGCTGCGGCCCACCCATCACGACGTGGGCGGCATAAGGGTGCACGCCGGCGCGCCGTGCCGCCAGCAGCTCGCCGCCGAACACCGGCATCTGCAACCGACTCATCGTCGTCATCGCTCCCGTGTCGGTGCCTGGAATGCCGCCGCAGCCTGCAGCCGCTGGCGCGTGTCTGCTTGGCGGCCCGGCCGCCGGCTGCGCCAGTGCCGGGCGCAGTACCAGGGCCCTTTGCCCGCCGTGCTGCTGCTCAGCGTGCCGACGGCGCGGCAGCCGGGATAGGCGCAGTGGGTCGTCATGAAGACTTCGTGCTGTTTGTCTGAACACTTCGCAGCGCAGCCCCAAACACGTCTGGCCGCAGGTCATAGCAAGTGACTGCGCCGCCCGTGAGAGCCTCAATCTGCCCGCAACGCTCAGCAGGAACCCTTGACAGCTCCCACTTGCGCACCGCCTCACTGGTCACGCCAATCGCTGCAGCAAACGCGGCGCGCGATCGGTACTTACGCAGATACGCGTTCCTCAAGATGGCGGGTGTACTCATAATGCCGCCCAGCTTAGCCACCAATAGTTGCGATTGCAACCAAACGAAGCAACAACTGATTGTTGTGCCGCCTGCCGCTAGACTTCAACTTATGGTTGCCACGCCAAAACAAGCCTTTGCGCGTCGACTGAACGCGCTGTGCGATGCAGAGAACGTCCCGCAGCGCGGGCGGCGTGTCGCGTTGGCAAAGGTGACAGGCGTCAGCGGCGAGGCCGCAAGGAAGTGGATATCGGGTGAGGCAATCCCGGCCATGGACCACGTCGTGATTTTGGCGACACACTTTAGGGTCAACGCGCAATGGCTACTTACCGGGCTAGGCCCGCAAGAGATAGGAGCGGGCGCGCTTACGGAAGAGGAGCAAAGGCACATTGAACGTCTCCGCTGCATGCCCTCTCCCGATCGCGCCCGCGCCTTTCGAGTCATCGAGGCGCTTAGTTTGCCGGACGTGCCCCGCGACAACGCGGCTTAGGTGCCGGTCGCGGCGTATGGCTTAGGTGTTACCCAGATAGCGAAACTCGTTCGGTGCCTGCTGCGGGTCTCGTTTGATCGGCGCGTCGAACGGCAGGTCAAGCACACGGTTAGCAATGCCGAGATTCGACTTCATGTACACAGGCACCCCCGCGGCGTCGGCCTGGCGTACAAGGTCTTCAATCCACCGATATGGCGGATGCCAGGCGGGGGTCTGCGTGCTGCTGCTGGCGCCTCCGATCACAAGCCAGTCGAACAGGTCCAGCCGCTCGAACCGCAACGGCTCAATCAGCGGCTCAACCGACAGCCAGCGCACTTTCCCCCCCACGTTTTCAAACGCGTTCTCCGCGTTTTTCACGCGCGCCTGCATGTCGACCGTGGCCCCCATCCATGCGTTGTCTGGTATATCGAACTCCTTCATGCGCTGCGGGAACTTCGTCAGGAACAGGAAGTTCCACTCAGCACTATCGCGCACCGTGCCGAGCACCGCGTCAATCCACTCCGCCGGCACCCAGCGCCCGAACAGGTCGGCCATGGAGCAGGTGAAGACGTTGCGATGGCGCGTGTCTGCCGCCGCATCCTTCGGCACCTTGGTGCGCGCAGGCGCGTTCAGTGCGTTACTGCGGAACGTCGGGGCAAAGCCGTTCGGGTAGACCTTCGCCATGCGCTGGCTCAGCGCAATGTCGCGGGCGTAGCAGTATGGGCAGTCATGCTTGCATCCCGTCACCGGGTTCCACGACCACTGCGCCCACTCGATGGCGTCGTTGTCTTGCTTGTTGAACGCGCCCCCTTCGCTTTGCAAGGGCGTCAACAGCATGTTGCGCTCGTCGTCGCCGATGTCTTTCCACTCATCGAGAGAGCAGTTGCGCCGCAGGCTGACCACACGTGCCTGTGCGTCTTCTTCGGCACGCTGGCGCTCAACCTCTTCCGCCCTGGCCGCGGCGTCAATTTTGGACTGCTCGTCTTCGTACCCCGCAACGATTGCGCGCACCGCAGACAGCCGCGCGGGCAGCGTGTTCGCAATTTTGGCGAACATTGCCGACGTCAGATCGCCGTCACGCACGCCATGCTGATCGATGACGTCGTGCATGCGCGCAATCTCCGCCGGCTTCATAGCGCCGGACAGCACCGCCGCTGCGATCCCGCCGCGGTCAAAGCACGCGCGCGGCTCCTCGATCCCCTTGACGCCCTGCACCCGCTCGCGCGTCTGCGCCACGGTCCACCCGGTCTCGACCATCTTCGCCACGAGCGCGGACCAGAGCCAGCGCGGCGCGGCGTGGATTTCGGCGAGGTTGGACCATGTGCGTCGGGCATCCTCGATCTCGATATCGAGATGAGTCGCATGCAGCACGTTCCACGCGCGCACCTTGGTGTGCATCGTCTTGTGGTTCTTCCCTGCCACCTCCGCATACGCCTTCAGGTCCATGCCCGACTCGGCGGCGTGCTTGCCTTCCTCCAGGGCGTGCAGCTCCGATTGCGTGTTGCACAGCACCAGCTGCATGTAAGCGTCGGCGTCGGACAGCTCACGCACCCAGCACGGGACCGAGGGCAACCCGGCCTGCTGCGCCGCCAGCCAGCGATGGTGGCCGCTGACGATCTGGTAGCCGTCGTCAAGCGGTCGCACAATCAGTGCGTGCGCCGGGTCAAAACCGTCGGCGATACGCGCGGCGAGCTGATCGACGACATCTTGCCGCGGCTCAATACGCGGGTTGTTCGGGTGGGGGTGCAGAGCGGTGACGGCGAGTGTGACGTGTTCAGTGTTCATGCGGCTTTTCCGTGAATCTTGCAGTGGCATGCGTGGCAAATCGGATCGAGGTTTTCAGGCACATCGAACGTGCCCCAGGGCTTTGGATAGCGCACGTGGTGCACCTCAGATGCCGGCGCACCGCAGTGCACACAGCGCCCATCTGCGCGGTCGATGGCAACTGCCCGGATCGCCTTGAACAGCGGGTGGTTCAGATACTCGTCGTAGTTGCTGAAGTGCATCGCTAGAGCCCCAGCGCCAGTTGGCCATGCTGCTCGGCGCCCTCGATGCGCGCCTTGCACCGCGACAAGATGTGCCGCCCCATGTCCGAGTCCAGGTGATAAAACCCCATCGTGCGGTGCTCTCCGATGCGCGTGTTACGCCCGATCAGCACCGTCCACTGGTGCGATCCCATCGGCTTGCGGATCAACCAGTGGCGCTTGTTGATCTGTGCGATTGCCTCGTCAATGTCGACAAAGTGCCAGTCGTGGCCGCGGTACAGGCGTCGCACACGGCTGTTCCAGTGGATGGCCACATCCAGCCGCGGGCACTGCTGCGACAGCCAAGCAAGCTCATCAATTGGCGTCTCGAACCCGTTGGGGTCAGACAGCACCAAGCCCGTCGCGAACTGCGGCTTGTCGTTGTACGTGCTAACGATGCGGGGAATTGCCTGGATCAGCGAAGCGTTGCGCCCGTGGAAGCAAAACGCAGCGCGGTTGCCGCTGATGCCAGGGCGAGCCATCAGCGACCGCAACGCTTGCGCGTCCGTGTCGCAGAACCCCGCCATATAGCGCAGCGACTCGAACTGCGCGGCTGCACGCAGGAACGCCAGCGGCGAGCCGATGCACCCCACGTCTTCGTTGATGCCGCTGCCGCTGTTCAGGTCGAAGTGCCAGTAGGGGTGTCGTGCCCCGAACTTCGCGTAGAACACCCGCAGGTTGATCGTGAACGCGGCTTCCAGCCCGCGCTCCTTGAACTCAGTATCGCGCGACTGCCCCTGTCGCGCTAACGTCTGTCGTGTCATCGTCAGATACCTACTCTGTCTGTCGGTGATAGCCGCCGCTTGGGTCGTGTCCAAGCGGCGGCGCCACTTTCAGTTTCGGTTACTGCGCGCGCAAAAGCAACTATTGGTTGTTGACGTTACAACCGAAGGTGGTTATTGTTGTGCCTGAACGCAACCGAAACTTGCGGACCGAGCCGCCAACGCCGGCCCAGTGGCGCGATCAGTAACGCCGGCAGCCGCAGCGTGATCCCGCAGCGATTATCAAAGTGGGGCATGGACGCCCGACGGGCGCGTGATGCGGCACCCATCAACAGCAGAGACAGTGACATGCCCACGACAAACAGTCTCGCCGCCAAGCGGCCGACCAACGACAGTCGCCGCGCCCTGCGCGCCCGGCTCGATACGCTGCACATGCGCCTGGAAGTTGAGCGGAACGCCCGAGATCGCTTTCTGAGAAACGGCGATGACACGCTGCACGCCGGAGCGGTGACGCGCATTGATGACATTGAACATGAGATCGCCACGATTGGCCGCGAGCTCGACGCCCTCGCGTCGATGTTTGGCGACACCGAAGACGCCGATCGGCCGACGTTCACGGCCATCGACCTGGGTATCGACAACCTTCTTGTCGCCGGCGCCGCGTTGGCGCAGACGGTTCAAGACCTTGCCGACGACACACTCGACAGCGCAAACGACGACCCGGAGACGGTCACCGCCGCGACCGCGCTGCACACGATCGTGAACGAATGGGAAGCGGCCTATGCGTCGACTCAACGGGCCAGGCTGCGCGCAGAGATGCGCCGGCTTGGCGAGTGGCGGCGCGCGGCACTGGAAAGCGCCAACCATTACCGGAGCACTGGCCAGCTGGCCGCTGCCGCCAATGCGTTCTGTGACGTGCATCAGTACGACCAAGAACTCGCCGCACTTGCCGCCGAATTAGACGCCGTGTCGACCGACACGCCCACTGACGGAGCCAGCCCCGATGTTTGATCTGATCCACGACCCATTGATTGGCGTGCTTGCCATCGTCGGCGCCCTGGCGCTGCTGTTTGCTGCACTCGGCGTGCTGGCCTGGCTCATCGACAAGCACCAGCGCCGCGATACATGCCCTGCGAGTGACGCGGCGACACTCGGCACGGCGCACGACCCCGAGCGCGACCCCGCGCTATCGCCCGCCATCCGCGCCGCTTACATCGTCGAGCGGGATCACCTGGCAGACCTGAGCAACGCTTGTGAGCGCGGCGCGCGGAGGGTGTGCTAATGGGGGGCTTGGCCTATAGCGCGCACGAAGACGCGACACTGCTCGATCTGCGCGACAAGGGCGTGGGTTACAAGGACATCGCCAAGCGCCTAGGCCGAACGCACCAAAGCGTTAAAGCGCGCGGCATGGTCTTGAACAAACGCGGGGCGACAGTGGACACCGTGCGATCAGCCGGCGCGCAAGATTCGCGGCTCGCAGCGATACGCGCTGAAAACAACCGCCGGCTTCAGGCCGCGCGCGCGCGCTACCAAACGACCTGGCAACCCGGCCAGCCTACGCAGTGGTAACCGTCATGAGCAAATCGTTTTGCGACTGGACAGAAGATAGAGAGTATTGGGCGGCAGCCTGCGGACAGTTGTGGGCTTTTGTGGACGGCGGGCCAGAAGACAACAACGTGCGGTACTGCCACTATTGCGGGCGCCCTGTGCGCGTGCTGCGCACTGACTACAGCGCGCCCGATCCTGACGCCGAAGAGGCTTGAGGAGCATGACGCTATGAGCTTGGCCGGTAGCCTTTGGACCAAGAGTGACGAAAAGAAGCTGGCGCGACTGTACCGCAAGGGCGTCGGCGATGCCGAGATCGCCCGAAAGCTGATGCGCACCGAGCGGGCCATCAAGTACAAGCGTCAGCAATTGGGCCTGGTGCAAGCTGTGCAGCTTTGGCAGGGCCGCGGCCCAAGCCCGCGCAAGCCGACCCCGGCGCGCCGCTACCGCAACCGCCCGGACCCCTCGCCCAACCTCGACCTGCTGCGCGCCGAGAACGACGCCCGCCAGCGTGCGGCCCGCGCCCGGCATCACAGCAACTGGACGCCGGGCGAACCGGCAGAGTGGTGAAGACCATGCACGCAGACAACAACGGCACCCCAACGCAACAAGCTCGAGCGCGCGTGCATTGGATGAGTGCGTCAGCAGCCAATGCGGTCGATCGCGCCAAGCGGCGGCGATGCGGACATTGCGCGTTTTGCACAAGCACGGGACGGCGCAGCTATACGTGCATAAAGCATCGTTTTGCAACAACGCGCATGGCGTTTTGCGACACATGGGCGGCTCGATGGCCCGGAGAAGTGAGGAAGATCCTATTATGACAACGCCTAACAATTTGACGGATTACGAGTCGTTTTTGCGCGCCAAAACAGCGGTTGCAAGCCCCGCCGGTACGCCGATCTCCCCAGAGCGCATCAACCCCCGGCTTAAGCCGCATCAGCGGCTCATGGTTCAGTGGATGGTTGAGATGGGCCGCGCGGCCTGTTTTGCCAGCTTCGGCATAGGCAAGACGGTGATGCAGCTTGAAACGTGCAAGATTCTTGGCGAGCGCGGTCACGGAGACGCACTGATTGTCGCGCCGCTTGGGGTTCGCGGTGAGTTTACCCGCGATGCCGAGATGCTTGGCTACCAGCTGACGTTTATTCGCACCGACGAAGAATACGCCAACACGAGCGAAAAAACGCCGGGTCTTTACATCACGAACTACGAATCGATTCGAGACGGCAAGCTAGACCCGCGTCAATTTACCGTGACCAGTCTCGACGAGGCGGCCGTGTTGCGCGGCTTTGGCGCCACCAAGACCTTTCGCGAGTTCATGCGGCTATTCGATGGAGTGCAATCCAAGATCGTGGCCACGGCGACTCCGAGCCCCAACGAGTTCGTCGAGTTGCTGGCTTATTCCGCGTACCTAGAAGTTATGGATGTCGGCCAGGCGAAGACCCGTTTTTTCAAGCGTGACAGCCAGAAAGCCGACCGGCTGACAATTCACCCGCACAAAAAGCGTGAGTTTTGGCTATGGGTCAGCTCCTGGGCGCTTTTTGTGCAGCACCCGCGCGACCTCGGCTGTGACGCGCAAGGGTACGACCTGCCGCCGCTTAGGAGGCGGGGCGGAAAAGCGAGCGACGACAACGGCTTGCGGTCCAATGCTGGGAATATTGCAGGCGGGTAAGCGGCTGTTTTTTCGTGTTGCGTGGTGCAAATATTCCCAGTCAAGCTCAGCGACATTGAGCTGGCGAAAGCCAAGCGGCTAGGCGACGGCAACGCGAGCCGCGGCATCCGCCGCGCGCTTGAAAATGCAACAGGAGACGACGATGCGTAAGCGGGCTGGGCAGTTTGCCTATGTTGGCACGATGACCGGGGCGTGGCTGCTGGCGGGGCCGTTGATGGCCGTCGGAGTTCTTCAGGTGTTCAGCGGGAGCTTTGTCGCGGCGGTTGTCGCTGTGGTGGTCGCGCTGATGATTGTCGGCATCGGCCGCGCGGTCGGCGGCGGGCTGCGTAAGCTGATGTCCTAGTCTGCTGGCAGCTTGGCGCGGATAGTGGTGACGAAGCCGCTGTTGTCTATGCGGTGCGTCACCTCGTCGGCAATCCACCGGCCATCGATGCCGGCGCCAAAGTCGCGCAAAACCAGCGGTGCTTGTGCGCCGATGGTGGGGTCTCCGACGTGCGTCAGGTTGGCTCCGCCCTCGTTGCGGACCAAGGCGCGAATCTTCCCGCGCGCGGCCTCAAGGGCACTTTCTTCGTCGGGGTACGTGGCGCGCAGCTCGTACGTCGCGCTGGCGTCGATGCTATCGTCGCGACCGGCTTCGACCCACTTATCCTCTGCAGCGTCGAAGTCGTGATACCGCGCCTTGGCGGCAGTGTACTTGCCGCGGTCGACGCGCTCGAAGCACCAGCGCGTGCAGTTCGATTCCAGGATCTCGACTTCCGGAATCGGCGCGCCGCTCGCGGTTTCGCCCACGCCGGCCGGAACGAACGTCAGATGGCCCTGCTTGACGGTCGCCACGGCATCGAAACGGCGGGCCAGCCGGGTGACTGCGTTCATGGGCGACTCTGTCACGCGGTCCAACACAGGCACCGGCCTTGGGCCCAAGTCCGGGTGTATCGCCGCGGTGTAGCCCATTTCGCCAGCCAGATCGCCGACGACCTCGCCCACGGTGGCGTCCTCGTAATGCAGCCGCGTGCGCTGCTTGACTCGATCTGACTGCAGGTCGGCGCTATTGCCACGGATTGAGATCACCCGAGGCGGGTTGCACACGCGGACCTCATCGACCACAAACGTGCCCATCTGAACCAGCCCCGTGTGCTGGTAGCCCATAGCGACCATGAGCTCGGCGCCGTGCTCCGGCCACGCGATGATGGCGCGCGGGTCTGCGATCTCAAGACTCAGCTTGTCGGCCTCGGTGCCGCTGCCGTCTTGCACGCTCAGGCTCAGCAGGTAGTCGGCCAGCTGCTCCGTGATGTCGGCCGTGCCCAGCTTGACGCTCCAGATTGGGCGCATGCGCTCAGCTCCAGAGCCGCACCCAGTCGCGCACCGGCCGGGTTGGCAAGCTGATGTCGATCAAGTGCACCTCCTGCCCCGCCGGGTACAGGGTGCCGCGGGCGGCCAGCCCTTGGTTGGCGTCGAGCACTTCTTCAATTGCACCGGCTTGGCGCCCGTAGAAGCGCCAGCAGATGTCGTCGAGCATGTCGTCGTCTTGCGTCACGTGGAGGTGCATTGTCAGACTCCCAAGATGCCGCGAAGGATGCTCCAGAACCCCGAGGGCGGCGTGCTCGCCTCGTCGACGGGCTCATCGCCGTAGTAACTGATGGACACGTCGAACTCGACGCGCATCGACGCACCGTCGGCAAAGTGGCGGCTTTCGCTCTCGCGCAGGCTGTCGACGACCCAATAGCCCCAGTTGCGCCCGCGGCCATCGATCATCAGCAGCGGCACGCCGAGCTCTGCGTCTTGGCGCAGCGCGTCGAGCTGCCATTTGCCATCGCCCAGGGCAAGCAGGTTGATGTTGCCGCGCTGCAGGATGCTTTGAATTGTCGCGACGTGCCCCAGGGCTTGTGCGATTTCAGGCACGCGGCTGATTAGGTTGGGCAGCCCGAGCAGCCCCTTGTGCGCGGGCAGCACCAGGCCCTTGAGCGTCACGGTGCGATTACCCGGTCCAACCCATTGCCGCACAGGAAAGCGCCCGATCACGTCCTGTTGCGGCCAGCGCCACTCGGCGTTGCGCTCCAGCGCCTGATAGGCCGCTGTGCTCAGGCTGAAGCGGTAGCTGCCCAGCGACAGCATGACGGACAGCGGCGAAAACATGCGTCAGACCTCGTCGGGATCGTCGTAGAGGGCACTGATGTGCCGCGCGGCCTCGCCGGTCGCCTCGCGCACGCGCGCCTCGATGAGTGCCGCCAGCTCATGGCTATCGGCACCGGCTGGAGCGGAGATGTTGATGGTAATCGGCATGTCGACGCGCGCCGGGGTGGCGCGGCGCGGCGCCGTGATGGCGGCCGGCGGCCGGTAGGTCTCAACGACGCCTTGCGGCACGTTAGCCGTGGCGGCCATGGGAATTGCCGTCACAGCAGCGGCGACAGTGCGCACGGCGCTCAGCGGCTTGACGCTGACCCGATCGATGCCGATCTGCAGGCCGCGCATCAGATCCTCGCCAATCCCCATGAAGACACGCGACGGCGAGCGCGTCTCTGTTTCGCGACGGAATATGCTGGCAACGCTACCGGCGACGCCGGCGGCCCACTCTTTCAGCTCGGCCCACTTCTGCCGCATGCCCGACAGCAGCCCGCCGATGATGTTGATGCCGATCTGCAGCATCTGGCTCGGCAGATTGGCAAACGCTGCCAAGATCCGACCGGCCGCACGAATCGCAGCGGCCACGGCCTCGCCAAACTTGCGGCCCATGGCTTCGGCGGCGGCGCCGGTCCCTCGGACAGGCTCGAGCAAACGCCCAAGCCAGTCAATGAGCCCGCGGATGGCAGCCTCGACCGGCGCCAGCAGCGGCGCAAGCGGCGCGAACGCCTCACGCAGCGCGGCGCCGACGGGCGCAAGCCCCTCGGTCAGCCCGTCCCACATGCCGCCGAGAAAGCCCTTGATCGGCTCCCAGTATTTGCGGACAAGCAGCGCTGCGCCCACCAGGGCGGCAACGAACAGCCCGACCGGCGTCGAGATAAGCGCGGCGCCAATGCCGCGCAGCACAAGCAGCACCTTGGACAGCGGCCCGGGTGTCATCATCACGCCGGCTGCCATGCCGCGGAAGCTTGCGGCCAAGCCCCCAAGCTTGATGGCGCCCAACGCCCCGCCCAGCGTGCCGAGCGTGGCCGTCACCGCGCCCAGGCCGCCGGCCAACAGGCCCATGCCGCCCACGAGCATGCCAACGCCCATAATGATCGGGCCGAGCACGACACCCATGGCGCCGAGCGCGGCAACGGCCAGCGTGATGTTGCTGGCCAGCGCGGGGTTGGCCGCAATCCACGTTTGAATCCGCTGCAGTAGCGGCGTCAGGCGGTTAGAGAGCTGCTCGATCACCGGCAGCAGCGCCGACCCGAGCGCGCGCTTGAGCTCGTCAACGCGATTGGCGAGCAGCTGCAGCCGGTTGGCTGTCGTGTCGGCGCGGGCGGCGAACTCCGCTTGCATCGAGCCGGCATAGGCGGATTCGTTGGCCACTAGGCCCATGACGCGGCGGGTCTCGTCGATGTTGCCTACGAGCTTGGCGATTTTGGCGCTATGCTCGGTGCCGACCAGGCCGGTGAGCACGCCCATTCCAGCCTGCGCATCGAGCTGGCCCAGTGTCTCGATGAGCGCCATCAGCGCGGCATTGGGGCCTTCGGCGACGGCGCGCTCGAGCTGCTCGGCGGTGTAACCGATCTCGGCCAGTGCTTCCTGAAACTTGGGCGTTTGACGGGTGGCGGTCTGCAGCCGCTGCAACAGAAAGTTGAGCGCGGTTCCTGCTCGCTCGGGCGTCTCGCCGAGGGCGATCATCGCCGTGGCGTAGGCTGCGGTCTCTTTGGCGGCGAGCCCGAACCGGGCCGCGTTGCCCGCGCGGGTTAGGGCGTCGACGATCTCCGGGGCCGATGCGGCGGCGTTGTTGGAGAGCTGGTTAATCGCGTCGCCCAGTGTGCCGATCTCGTGGACCGGGATGCTGTAGACATTGGCGAGCTTGGCCATTGCCAGCCCCGCCTCCTGCGGGATCATGTCGAACGCAGTCGCCGCCTTGGCGACGGTCTCCGTGTAGTCCGGCAGGTCGGGCGCGGCAATGCCCAGTTGCCCCCCGGCCGCGGCGATGTCGGCAAGCTGCGACGCGGTCAGCGGGATAGTGCGGCTCAGCGCCTCAAGCTGGGCTTGCAGCTGGCCCAAGCCCTCGGGCGTGGCAAAGTCCACGACCTTGCGCACGTCGGCCATGGCCGACTCGAGCTCCATCGCCGCGGCCGTGGCCCCTTGCAGAGGCATCAACAGTTGCCGGCCGCCATAGGACGCACCGGCGCCGATCATGCTGAGATTGGCACCGGTGCGCTGCAGCTTGCGACCCATGCGCGCGAGCGGCTTGGTCAGTCGGTCGACCATGCCGACCAGCACCTCGACCTTCAACTTTGCCATAGTTACGCCATCAGCTGTGAATGACCGCCGATCGCTTTGATCCAGCGTTCGGCCCGTTCTGCCCAGTGCATCAGCTCACCGAGCGGCATGGTGTCCAGCTCGCTGGGCTGCCAATGGAACGCTACTGCAACGATTTCGTAGGCGTCTTCGATGCGCTCTGGGAGTCGGCCGGGTCCATCGTCAGCTCCATCTCCGCCGGCCCGAAAAAACCCACCACCTCGCTCATGACCTCCATCATGTCGCGGGCGCCGAGCTGGTAGAACTCCATCGCGGTCATGTCGCTAATGCGCGGCAGCACCGCGGCATGCGCCATCGCGTCCATCTGGAGCACGTCGAGCATCTTCACGCCACGCAGCGCTCCGGCCTTGGGCTCGCGGATCGTCAGTTCGCGGCCCGTGCTAAGGGTCAGCGTCTTGTCAGTGTCACTCATGGCTTAGCCCTCAAATGCCGATGGCGCCGCGAAGCTGGGCCATCTGGTCCTCACCGCCGATCTCGCGAATCATCATTTCCGGGTTGATGTGAATCACGCGATCGCCGCCGATCTCCAGGATGAGATCGCGCGCGTTGACCGTGCCCTCCATGCTGACCTTCGACCCGGCCTCCCACGAGCCAAGCCCCGCTTCGTGCCACTGACCTTCGACCTCGAGCTTGACCTGGATCACCTGCGTGGCGTCGTCGGACTGCTGTGCGCCGCGCGCTACCAGGCGCACGCCCTGGCCGTTGGCGAGGCCGTAGAACTTGAGCACGTCGGGGATGTATTCATAGAGGGTGAACTTGACGTCCATGGCCTCCATAAGCGCCATGTCCGCCTTGATTTTGCCGGACATGCCGCCCGCGGCGTACTCCTCGGTGACGACGGTCAGGGTCGGCAGCTCGATGTCTGCCTTGCCGGCGTAGTGCTCGCCGTCGATGAACAGCGCGTACTGCTTCAGTAGTCGTGGAATGGCCATTCGCTTGCGCTCCAGTTAGTAAATGGTGCCCCACCGACCGCCACCGCACACCACAGATTGATGAAAAGCGGCCGGCGGGGCATTGATCGGTCAGCCGCGGTCGATGTCTTGGCCGATGCTCGCCAACACGCCGTTGTTGCGGCTCATGCCATCGCGCAGCGGGAATAGGTTGGCGATGTACTGATTGGTGAGATGGCTGCGGAACGTGACGCGCTCCGCCGGGAACGGCGGCGTAAAGTCGAAGTCGAAATAGACTCGACCGTTGGCGATGCTCTCCGGGCTGTTCAGCTCCTCGTCCACCCAGCACGTCCCGCCGAGCACGGCGCCGACGATGGTGAGGTGATTCAGGAACGAGCGCACCCCCATCACCACATCTTCCATGTAGGTTTTGGTGATGTTGCGGTCGACCGCCCAGAGGTGCGACCGCTGCAGGGCCTCGTGGATCATGTCGGCCGTGCGGCGCACGCTCAGGAACTGCCATTTGGGATCCTCCGAGCAGCTGCGGTTGCCCCACAGCCGCCAGCCTTCCTTGCGCACGATGGTCGCCACATCGTGCTCGTTGAGATAGTTCGCCCGGCTCTGCGGGTTGCCGATCTCGAAATCAATATCGCGCTTGGTGCCGACAATGCCGTTGATCTCGCGGTTCGACGGGCTCCACCAGAAGCCGCGCTCGTTGTCGGATTTGGCGATGATGCCGGCGACACGCGGCGAGGCCGGACGGTACTCATAGCCGTGCGTCGCAACGTCCCAGGTCTTGACCTGCGGGTCGACGATGTAGACGCGATCGCTGCCGAAATTCATCCGGTAGTCAATGGCGGCGGCGTCGGTCGTGTTCGGGCCGTCGGCAATCACCACCGCCTTGAGCATCTCGGCAACGCCGATCATCTCTGCGATCACCGCTTGCTCGTCGCCCCACGTCGGCGCAATCAGGATGCGCGGCGTTACAAAAATGGACGGCTCGGCGCTCAGGAAGGCCTTCACGCCGGTTCGCAGGGTCAGGTCGCCAATGATGTTGCTGATGGTCGCAGCGTCGTCCACGCCCTCGGCGACCCGGACCACGACGACCCAGGCGCCGTACTGATCGAAGATGGCATCGATGGCCTTGGGCAGCGTGCCGGTAGAGCCCAGCCGCGCGGCATCGGTGCGGCGGCCAGCAACGAGGACGGGCGTGTTGAGCGGGAACGCCTCATCGAGGCCGCCGGCCAGATACTCGATGCGCATGCTTGCCTCGGCCACGCCAGAGCCGTCGGACTCGCCGGTGTCCGACACGGTGACCAGCGCGGCCGCGTCGGTGTTAGCGTTGACGGCGGCCAGCACTTCGGCAGCGGTGCTCTGAACGACGCCCGTAGCGTCGGTCTCAAGCTGCACTGTGATGACGCCGTTCGACACGTCGACGGCCAGGGCCTGGCTCAAGCCTCGGGCCTTGAGATACACGCCGGTGTTATTGCCGCCGACGCCCTCGCTGGTGGCCGTCCACGTCAAGGCGTTGTCATTGACCACGGCGCCAGTGGTGAGCGTTGCGGTGGCCGCCGCATCGCTATCCGGCGCGGTGCCGATCAGGCCGATAATGCTCGACCGGGCGGTTTCGATAGGGCGCGTACCGTCGTCGATCTCGACGATTTCTACGCCATGCAAAAATTCTTCGCTCATGCTATTGCCTCAGTATTCAAGGGCCAAAAGGCCAGGACCGCCATTGGGATACGTCGCTGAACCGCCGCCCCCATAACCGGCCGGCGCTACGTCGGTGGCGCCAAAGCCAAAAACAGTTGACCGCAATCGATAGTCGCTTCTGCCGGTAGGCGACCCAATAACATAAAATCCCGCCGGCGCTACCGTGCATAACCCACCTGCAATGCCTTGGTCGCCGTCGCCGCCGCTGCCTTTGCCGCCGCCGGCTTCGTACCCGCCAAACGTCGTGCTAGCGCCGCCAGCGTTTGTAGTGCCTGGGTTTATTCCCGGCACGTTATATGCAAACGTCGCTCCGGGTGTCGTCAATATTGGCAAGCGAAACAGCACCCCCGCACTCCCACCGTTGCTGCCGCTGCCGCCTTGTCCCACCATGGACAGCCAAAAAATGTGCACGCCCGACGGAACGGTCCAGTTGCCAGAGTCGGCCCCAGGGATTTCCTCGCGCGTATGCGGCACGTATTGCGCTTGCAGATGCGCTGCAAGCGTCGGCGTCCATGTCGCGCCGTCGGCTCGCGTGTTGATTTGCGCCTCCATGGTCGTCAAGCCGCGTTGCAGCAAGCCGAGAAACGCCGCGCTCAGGTCCATTATTCCGCTACCTCCGTCACCAGGCCGGTGACTAATCCGTCTTCGTCATACGACAGGGTCATGGTCTGCGTCTGCCCATTAAGCACAGATACCACCTCCGTCAACTGTCCTGCTGGGTTGTAGGCCATTGTCTGCACTTCCTGGCTGTCATCGAGATAGGTTGCCGTTACGGTGTCAATGCGCTTTAGCTCATCGTATGTGATGGCCACCGACGGATAGGGGTCCAGCGAGGCGACAACTTGCGCTGCGGTATTAGCGTCTTCCTGCAGCTGCGTCAACAACGGCGTAATGGCGTCGTCTATTTGCTGCGGAAACTGGGCAATCTGGCTTTCGGCCAACTCCAACAGCGGGCCCAGCGCGCCGTCTATGCGCGCAAGCCCGCCAGTGGTCAGCGTTTGCACGGCATCCTGCCAGCTGACAGATTCCGCCTCTAAAGCTGCGGCCCGCGCATCCAGATCACGAAAGATCTTGTTGAATACGGCCGCGCTCAGCGGCGTGCGACCATCGACGAAACGATAACTGTCGAACCGGATAGGCATCTGCTGACCTCGTCTTATACCGCCACGTCTGTGCGCTCGATAATCGTAAATGGCCGCACGGCGCCAGAGAGCGTTGCGGTGATCTTGATCTGATACGTCGTGATGCCGGTGCCATCCTCCGGCGTGAAGATTACGCTCATGCGCGTTGCATCCGCTTCCGGCTTCGTCGTCACGCTGTCTGCGGTGTAGGTCGTGCCGCCGTCCTCCAGGGTCACGGTGATGGTGTGCTCGTCGGAATCGTAGCCGTCGATCAGTAGCCGGACCTCGATGTTGTCGGAGGCGCTGTCGAGCGTGCGTTCTGCGCTCCAGTGCACGAGTGACGTCCCAGGACGGCTGGCTTGCAGCCCGGTGGTGTTGGCGCGGAACGCTGGGGCCATATCGGTTGTGTTGGTGAACACGGCACGCATGGGCAGCAAGCTGGGGCTTGCGGCAGACAGGTTGGCGCCACTGGCGCTCAAGTCGCGCCACACACCGTTGATCTGCACTTCCCACGTGAGCTCGGTCCCCTCGGGCACATGCTGCTCGACCTCGAGGTCGATGTCCGTCATGCCTCCTGCCAGTTCGACCGCGTTGAGGCTCACTTCTGTCCGCGTCTGCGTGAACTTGGCGCCGTAGAGGCTGAACATCAGGTCTTTGGTCAGGTCGCCGGCCAGATACTCGCCGTCGGTGCCAAAAAACAGTGTGCCTTGCGTATATTGCGCGCCGCTGACAACAGCGAGGCTGTGCGCCCCCGCGCTTACGAGCACGACTGCATAGCGCTGCCCGGCCTCCAAGAACGAGGGTTCCAGCTCCACTTGCGTCTCAGTGCCGTAATCGGCCGCAGCGTCGTCGGCGGCCAGCGTGGTTGTCGTTACGACTTTGGTCAGGTCCGGCTTGCCAGCATCGCACTCGCAGATCATGACCGTGATGTCATGTCCGGCCTGGACGCTCGTGAAATGCAGGCCAACACGCGTCAGCCACATGGCGTTGGCGTTCAAAAACGTCTGCGCAAGCATGGAGCCGGTCTGCGATGCAGGCGTGGAGCCTAGCTCATAAATGTAGGTGTACTTGTACCGCCAGTATCGCCGAATAGGATCGAAATATTGGACCAAGACGCGGCCCGTGCGGTAGTTGACCGGCCGCACGCGCGCGTAATAACCGCCGTAGATCGTGTTCCAATAATAGGTGTTGTACGGCCACGCCCAGCCCCAGTGCCAGCGCCATCCGTACCACCGATACGGATACCAGGTCCACGCGTAAGCCGGATATTGATTGATCGGGACAGACCCGGCAAAGCCGATGGTTTGCAAGCGGCGCTCATGCGTATGCAGCGGCAGCACAAGGTCTGCCGCGCTCCTGCTCACCGCCGGATCGCTGGGGGACAACAGATCGAACGGCGCCACACTTGCCCCAGCGTGACCGGGGCGGAGGCCCGCATCGGTAATGCAGGTGTAACCGGCGCCGGTGTCGTCGCTCTTCTCGTCGTCGAGAAAGTGGTCGGTGTCCCAGTTGATGACGCTGTCGGGCAGCGACAGCTCCTGCCGAAGATTGGCCAGATCGCTGGCGACGTTAATGATCGCTTCCCGGTCGGCCAATCCCGCCGTGCGCTCGGCAAGCGCGGCGAGATCGGACGAAATCGACGTAATGCGCGGCTCCGCCTGATCCTTCCACCCCTCGACCGTCTTTAGGCGCAGGTCGACGCGCTGGGATTGCGGCAGGCGATTGTCCGTCTGCATCTCAATGGACTCGATACCGGTCGTGTTGAGCGTCACAAGCGCCACGGTGGTCTGCGCGCCAGCAACGGTCGGCGGCTGCGGACTGGCGGATTCCAGGCCGGCCACGTAATCGACGACGGCCTGTTGGTGCCGAGTCATCGCCACGGCTTGCGGCTCGGTCTCGCCAGACGTCAAATCGACCAGGAAGTCTCTCGGCTCAACGTCGGTATCGACCGTATCGCCCCAGACGGTGATTGCGACAATCTTTTTCGTCGCGACCGGAAGCACCGAGAACAGCGATTTGTTGGTCTCGGACTCGGCAACGTAGATGACGCCGCCGTTGTAATAGCGCCCGGCAGCAACAGTCACCTCGGTTGCGGTATGCTCCGTCACGCCGAAGCCCGCGTACTTGGGGTCGCTCGCAACTGCATCAGTCACCAGATCGCCGAACGTCTGCGCGGTGTAGTCTTGCGCGTGGTTAGGGTCGGCGGCCTGAAACTCTTGACGGTCTCGATATAGCACTTGCTTTTGCATACGGGCCTCAGCTGTATTGGTAGTCGCCGGCGATGATTTGCCCGGCGAGGACGGTTTGTTTTGCGGCGACGGGCCGGCTAGCGCGTGTAGTCAATAACGTCTGGTCGCGCACCGCGCAGCCGAAGCGCAGCGCAGCCTGGAGCGTGCGCAGCCGAGACTTGTCGGTCGCGACCCAGTAGCCACGCGCGAACCGGGACACGCACGGCTTCGGTCGGCGCCCTCGCAAGCGGGCGGCCAGCTCAGCGATGAACGGCGGGAAGCGAAAGCGCTGCGGGCCGACAAATAACAAAGCGCCACGCCCCGCCACGCTGCGTTCGGGGTCAAACAGGGGCTGGTAGCGTCCCAGTCGGTCAGTCGCCATGCTTTGCACCGGTGCGCTGCCGACATGCCCGCCGCAGTGCAGGCCGCGACGCACGCCCGGCAGGCGCAGGGTGCGCCAGCCGGGCGTGATCGGCGCCAGACCCGGATTGATGGTTGTGCTGTGCACGCGGCGCGCGGGGTCGATGTACGTATCCTGCACTTGCAGGCTGTAGAGGCGCCGCGCGGCATCGGACGCGGCCAGATAGGCCGGCGGCGCGCGCCCGACGAAAGACACCCGCCCGGCAGCGCTGGGGACTGCAACGCGCCGAACCCGCGTGTAATCGATCTCGCTGCTGGTGACCTCCTCGATCCAAGTGACCAACGCCCGCTCGCTGCCGTCGCGCGGCTCAAACAGCCATGCCCGTTCACCAAAGCGTTGAGCGGCACCGTTGTCGGTCGGCACGTCTTGCCAGCGCGCGCCGTCGGCCGCGCCGCAGAACAGCCGGTGCAGCATGGCGCCGCGGCGAGTCCCCGCGTTGCGGAAACGGTACAGGCGCAGTTGCGGGTAGCGCGACAGGAAGGCGTCGCGCTCCTCCAGCGTCATGGACGCGCCGCAGAACGTGCGCGTGCGAGGCGTCTCGACGTTGACGATCTCCGCGCCGGCATAGCGCGCCAGCGCCCGCATGCCGGCCACTGTTCCGGCTTGGCGGTGCAGCGCGCGGCTATCGCGCAGCAGTCCACGGCGCGTCGCGTCGTCCATCCAGCGCGGCCAGATCGGCACATCGCGATCCCAGGCGAGCCAGGGCATCAGCTGCGAGGGGATTTCGGCCGGGCGCTGCAGCGTCTGCACGACATCCACAGCGGCGGCGGTGCGCGCCGTCTCGGCTGTGTCGAGCGCGTGCACCAGCGCGCCCTCCAGTGGCGTCTGGTTGGCGGGCAGGAGTTTGGTGAAGGTCGCGCTAGACATCGCGAGCTTCCGCCACAGCTACCGCGATCTCGGGGCTTACGGTCATGCCGTAAGGGCCGACGACGACATCCTCGGCCGGACTCGTCAGCGTTACATTCTGGACGCCCGGCACGACCAACGCGTCCACGATGCCGGCGCGGGTCAGGTCGTAGCCCACTTTGTGGATGCTGGCCAGATAGGCATCGAGCGCTGCTCGAGCGTCAGCGATGAGTAGGTCCGCATCGGGGCCGGGGTACAGCGTCAGCGTCGCATCGATGGGCACCGGCTGAATGTCGACCGCGAGCACGCTCACGGTATCGGTTAGCGGCATCACGTCCTCTTGGCTCAATGCGCCGCGCACGGTATCGATCAGGGCACTGTCGTCAGTGAGCGGCACAGGCAACAGGTTATTCCCATTGCGTGTCGTGCCCCACAGGTGAGCGCCCCAGTCGAGCCGGTCGTCATCGGTGTCATAAACCCACTCTTTGCCTAGCACGACAACGTGCACATGGCCCGGCTGGGGCGAGTGCACGCCGACGTTGACTACATCCGCGCTTGCGCTCATGGCGTGCCAGCGATAGGCGCCCGCCGGGCCAGCCGATGCCGTGCTCCACCACGCCTGTTGCGCGCGCAGCCGCAGGGCGGTGTCTGACTCGCCACTGAGCCGCGTTACGCCGACGTTGGCCGCAAGCTGGTCTAGCGCTGCGCCGGCGGCATACGCCAGCAGCTGCGCCTTGATCCCGTCATTGACCCGCGCGCGCAGCAGCAGATCCAAGTAGGCGCAGACTTCCATGATCTTGTTCGCCGGGTCCGACTCGACGGCGGACACGTCCCACTCGGGCAGCAGCTCGATTAGCTTGGCCTTGGCCGCGGCCAGCTGCGCCTCGTAGTCCAGCGCCTCGATGGTCGCAGGCAGGCCCAGTCGGGCAAAGTCGATCAAAGTCGGCATCAGACCGTCATCCCCTGCAAGCTGATACCGGCACCGGTGGCACGGTGCCGCGCGGCGATGTTGAAGGTCAGCCGGCCGGCATCGGTGGCGGTGTCTACGCCGACGGACTCCACAACGACGCGCGGCTCCCAGCGATTGATGGCACCGACCACGCTTTGATAGATGTCCATGATCGTCACCGGGTCCATGGGCGCGTCGACCAAGGCACGAATCCATGACCCATACTCGCGGCGCATGACGCGCTCGCCCGGCAGCGTCCGCAGAATGTCTTGGATAGACTGCCGAATATGCGGTAGCTCATCGATCGTCTCGCCGGACTCACGCTGAATCCCTGTCATACATCCCCCGGCGGGTCAAACGATTCCGGCGGCGGACAGTCTAGCCCCTCGGGGATGTAGAATTCGTCTTCACCGCAATTCGGGTCATCTCCCATGACCTGGCAATAACAGCTCTTGTCGCCAGAACTGCCGCCTGCATTGTTTTCGCACATGTGCGCCCAGCAATCACTGCCCGCGCCTGGATCAAAATACCATTGCTCATCTTCCTCCTCCTCCGGGTCTTTCCCTGGAGGCGGCTCTGGCACTGGCGGCTCGCCGAGCTGATGGCCGTCTCTTGGCACGCACAATAGATCCTGGCAAATATGCGTGTGCTCATTCAGGCTGACATCAATGGCCACAATATCTTGGTTGAGCGTGCGCATATAACCTGTATCGGCGATTACATTGCCACGATACAATCGCATGCCTTCTTCGGTCAGCTCCCAGCTCGGATTGGTCGGCGGTGGCGCCTCCCTGTCCGGCGGCTGCCCTGGATGCACCGGCGTTGACGTGAACGCGCGCTGATACGGATCACGCACAATGCGATCCGCGCGCAGCACGATCGTCGGGGCCGTTAGGAACAGTGTGCCGTCTTCGCTCAGCTCAATATGCTGATGCTTGCTGTCCGGGTTATATTGGTTTACGGTCGAGTCACGCCATACCTGAGCCCGCTCATTAAAGCGGCGCGGCGGCGGATAGTTATCCGAAAAATACCCGCCCATGATGACGCCATTGCCAGGCTCACCGTCAGGGCAGAACACCATGACCTGCTCGTCTTTTGCCGGCAGCCAGTAATCCCTGTCTCTGCCGGCTCGCTGCTGCAACACAGGGAGCAAGCCCGTCTCGACCTCATCCAGATAGATCGATGCGCGTACTTGCTCCGCGTCAACATCCTTGACTCGACCCACGCGCAACATCTGGTTGCGTGTGCGCTCGACCTCGGATTGTGATCGGACTTGCGTCATTGCTGTTTGTCTATCACCGCAACCTCGACCGGCGCGCCGCGCGGGCCAGCTTGGTGTCGTACTGGTTGGCGCGGTAACCAGACCCGTTGTAGCCGCGCGCGAAGCTGGCCCAGCGCCCGTTGCGCAGGTGGCCCATCAGCTCGTTGTTGTCGATGAAGTTCAGCATGTGCTGGAACTGCTCCTTCTCGCCGGTGAACGCCTCGACGACGAACTGCTCGATGTTCTCGCAGCCGGCGGCCGTGTAGTTGAACCCCATGACCTGGCCGAGGCCCCAGCTCGCTGACTTCAACGCCTGGCGCGGGTCGAACTCGAACGCATCGCGCAGACGGTCCCATTCAGCGCTGCCGCCCTTGTACAGGCGGCGGTTCCAGAACCGCGACGACAGGTCGGGTCGGGTCTTGCTGACCGGCAGAGGCGTCAGCTTGTAGAACCAGTGTGCCTCGAACAGAATCTTCGGGCGCGACGGGGGAGGCTCGCGCAGTATGAAGCCGGACCCAGCCGCTTCCACTTGCAACACCGCGTCGAGGTGCGCCGGGGAGACGTTGTACACGTCGGCCAGCTCGCGGAGGTCGTCGTCGCTGATTGCCGGCTGCTCGGGGATGGAGCCCTTCCAGGCGACGGGGCACCAGCGCCCATCGTCCAGTGTGTGCGGCATGAAGGTGAAGCACATTACGCTTTGCCTGCGTCTCGCAGCTTGAGCACCACGATCTCTAGCGCGGCGTTGACCGCGACCGTACCAAGCGTCTTCGCTTCCTCGCTCAACGCTGCCAACACCCGATCTCGCTTTGTCGCGCCGGAGATGTCCTCGTCCGCCACGGCCTCGACAAGGTACGTCATTCTGCGCATGAACCCTCCGCCGATGAATCGAGCCATGATGGTATAGAGCAAGCCAATCAAAACGGATTTCATTGCATCCCCCAGTGTCTACAGTTGATCTCTACCGCTACTCCGTCGAGCGTCTCACTCAACGACGAAATCGCCGTAAATGTCTCCCAACTCCCGAACACGTCGGACGGGATCAGCCTCGGCTTCGCTTGGCAGTTCGTCAGCGTCGCGCAACCGCTCAGGCAGGCGACGCTCCACAGCATCAGCAGCGCGCTTTTCCATCGGCTTCGTCGGGAGCAGGGCAAGAAACACTGCTGCCGCACCAATACCCAGCATCGTGATGCCCTCCCAAAGGCCCGGCTCAATCGTAACGCCAAAGGCCGACAGCGCCGCGCCGATCGCGAACCACGTCGTCTTTTCATCGAGCCTGTCGAGCAGCATGCGCAGTAGTTTCATCGCTCATCCTCCGGCTTGCCTGTCCACGCCTCACGCTCTGCGACGGGGCGTTGCTCTGGGGCTGCGTCTGCGTCGTAGGTCGCGCAGCCAGGCCCGCAGTCGAGAAACGCGATCCGGCCGGCTTGGCAGCCCATCAGCTCGCCGAGGACAGGCTGGAAATGTCTGCAAATTGTCATTCCTTACCCGCAATTAGGCTCTCGCAACGCCGCACGGACAAAACAATCTTTTGCTTCTAAAAGCTTGCGCAGCCCCGCACTTTTCTCCGGGCCGCTCGGCAAAATTGAGTTCATTTCCTCCGCCAGCATGCAAACCTCTTTGCTTATTTGCTGCAAGTCTTCGGGCAAGTGCTCGTACTTGAAAAACTTCATTGCGTGCTCTTTCATCTCTCGTTCCTCGCCAGCGCCTTCAGCAATTCGTCTTTCGTCGGCCGCGTCGTCTCCCATCCCTGCCGCTGCAATATCCGCCCGGTGTATGTGCCGTCCGGGTTGCGGCGCACCTCGGCGGTTGCGTTTGGGATGGTCAGGTACTCTTTCTGCGGCATCTCGGCCTCGCATTGAATGGTGCCCCCACTGACGCCCACCAAACCGCAGGAATTAGCGCCGGCAGGGGCATTGATCGTCAGTCGTCTATTTTCTGCTCCAGCCTCAGAATCCGTTGCTCCAGCCGCTGCCCATCCGTTCCGGTAAATGGGTCTGGACGGGCTTTGGCGTCGCTTGCCAAAACGTCAATCCGGGCGTGCGCGCGGTCCGTTTCGCGTTCATTGTCACGGATGCGCTTGATGTTTTCGCCGATTCTGTCAACCCAATAGTGTCGTTGGCCGGAATCCTCATCTTTGTATTGCCGAAACTCGGCGCAACACTCGCCGTGAACACGAAGCTCGCGGTAAATACGATTAGACACAGTGTCCCACAAAGTCCCCGCGGCCAATCCGAGACCAACCAGCGCGGAAAACGCACCAATGCGCGCCCATGGCCTCGCTTTTGCGCTGAAGCCGTTTTCTGCCGTGGGCTGCTCTGGCACTTTCTCACCCTGCTTTTCTCCGCGTCAATAATGACGCTGTTGTTCAAGACGGCCAATTCGAATCGTCCGTGATCGACGACTCTAAGGCATCGAAGTCCGCCGGCTCAGCGGCGGCGATCTGCGCCTTGAGCGCCTGGCTGGCGGCGTCGCACTGCGCGCCCCAAGCCACAAAGCTACTGTGCAGCGCGAGGATGCCTGCGGCGGTGTTGATCCGTGCCACGCCCTCTGCGTCGCGCCAGCCCGCGCCGAGAGCCGCCTCATATGCCGCAACGGCCTCGGGGCCAGCGGCGAGGGCGGACTGCGCATTGATTGCGGCAGCGGTCATCAGCGGGATGGAATCTTTTCTGTCCGCGAAGTAGCGGTGCCCATTGTGCGGGAACGTGTCAGTCTGCCGGTTCCCCCGCTCCTCGCTGCGCAGCGCCTGAAGCTGCTCGCGACGGGCTTCGATCTCCTCGGGCGTCAGGTCGCGCGTCTGGCGCGTGTAGAGCGGGCCTTCGGCGTCGCTGGTCAGCTCCCAGTCGCCGTAGGGCGCGGCGCCGATGGACTCGTGACGGTAGAGCCCGAGACTAGCCATGCGGGGTACGTCGCCCTGCTGGATAAGCGCGGCGGAGGCGACGGTGCCGGAGCCGGTGTTGATCAGTCGCGGGGCGCGTTGGTGTTGGTTGGTGAGGATCATGACTAGAATCTGACGCAGCTTATTGCTTCACTACTCGGGTCTCCACCGTTACCATCATAGGTAAACGTATAAGACCCGGCACTGTCGAAGTTCTTGTGCGCGATCGCTAAATAGTGGTTTCCATTAACTAATCCGTAGTCTCTTGGATTGAGCGCATTCCTGCCATTGTCAATATACAAATTTTGTATGCAAAGAGCACACCCGCCTATGACGCTGTCTACCGTAAATCCGCGAAGACTATCTTCCACTAGATCATTAACTGTTGCTGCTTCTTTTTCTAAAATCCAAAAAGACCCAGCATTTATGGTATTCGAACCTATACTGTAAGCCACCGTCTCACTTGCTTGAGCTGAAGCCAAAGGGTAAACATAAACTTTAACTATAGAATAGGGGGCGGTATCGAGAAATACCTGATCAAAATCTGCTCCACTACTACCGCCCCAGCGCACGTAATCTATCCCTGTACCTAGGCTTAATTGCTGAGTTACAAACAACAACCATTTATTGCTACCGGCTTCCGCGTCAAGACCGGAGAGTGGAATAATGTATTCTCCTGTTTGGGATAGGATAACGGACTGGAAAGGGGTAATAGATGCACCACCCACCGCCTGAGCAGCCGCCCGCATCCCAGCCGCTAATCGTCGGTGCAGCGGGTGCATCACGGCATCACCTCGCGCTGCTGCGCCGTGAATTGAATCGTCGGCGCGGTATCGCTGTCATTGTCCGTCGACAGGATGACAATGATCGGCTCATCGCCCGCTGTCAGACTGATCGCGTCCAGTGGCCCGAGCTTGCCCCAGCCGCTCGGGATAGCCACTGTCTCCGGCCCACCGGCGGCCGGTGCCGTGATTTTGAGATAGGCGCCGTACTGCCGTGTCGTTGCGTCGTTGGCTGGCAGCGTGTAGGCCAGCACGTCAATACCCCCGGCTGGGATCTGGCATGCGTAGCTGCCACCGTCGAGGGGCACGGTAAGCGTGACGGCTGGGTCGGTGCCGGTGGTGGTGAGGGTGGACCATGCAGGTTCGGCCACGCCGTCGGCGCCATCCGCGCCGGCTGGCCCGGTTGGTCCTGCTGGGCCGGTGTCTCCGGTGTCGCCCTGGATGCCTTGCGGGCCGGTCGGGCCGGCTGGGCCTGTCTCGCCTTGGATGCCTTGAGGGCCGGTCGGGCCTGTCTCGCCTTGGATGCCTTGTGGGCCGGCCGGGCCTGTGTCGCCCTGGATGCCTGCGGGCCTTGCGGGCCTTGCGGGCCAGTGTCTCCGGTGTCGCCCTGTATGCCTTGCGGCCCCTGCGGGCCTTCCAGAGACACAGGCCCGGTGCCGGTCCAAGTGCCGGCGTCCTTCGGGCCGTACCAGGCGCTTGCGTCGCTGTCTAGGTAGTAGTCGCCGTCGTTGCCGAGCCCGTCGGCGGGTGCGCCGCTGTCGGTCAGCCAAACGCCGAGCGTCGCGTCAGCGATCAGCGCATTGAGCTTGGCCAGGGTGTTGACGCTGGACGGCTGCAACGCGGTGCCGGCCGCCGCGAGGCGCGCTTCAAGCGTTGCGCCGTCCACGTCCATTTGGTAGCCGTCGGTGTTGGGGTCTTGATCGGCCATTACTGCACTCGCGTGTAAACCGTCTGCCAGCCGTCGCCGTCGGGCACTTGCAGCAGGTCATAGCCGCCCGCGCCGTTGGCAACGTAGACCGGCTCGTATCCCGTCGGCACTTGGTCCGGCTCGCCGTGGATGAGGATGTAATCGGCCGCGGTGCCATCCATGTCGCCGACCAGCGGCGCAAGGCCGAGCCAGACTTGCGTTGGCGTGATGCCCGCGCCATCCCAGACGTTGGCGCCGAGCATGGCCAGCTGCTCCCACATGACGCGCCAGACGACATAGCCGCCGGTGCCGGGCTTGAGCTCTGCCGGCTGGCTGCTGAGCGCTTCCGGGTCGCCCATGGTCGGGCGCAGGCCCCAGGTGTTGCGCCAGATGTGCGCGGCCACGGCGGCGCCGAACTCGCGCACCTGCGCGGCGGGGTTGTCGATGCTGGCCGGAAGGAAACAGTCTGCGGTCAAGAACAGCCGCGTCGGAATCCGGTCCGTGCCGTCGCTGTCGGCCTCTTCGTGATCGATCTGCTCCAGGTTCAGCAGGATGGCCGGCGTCAGGACGGCCAGCCGCTCTTGGTCGTCGGCATCCGGCAGCGGATCGAACCACTCGATCGTGCGCACGCGGTCGGAAAACTCCGCGCCCAGGTCCGCCTCGATGGCTGTCTGGATGCCGGCCAGGCTGTAGATCATAGGACCGCCTCGACGTTCAGCGCGTAGTTCAGCTCGCGGGCCAGCAGCCGCTCGTAACGGCGCCCGCCTTGCTCGGCGACGGCCGACAGTGCCGATTGGACGGGGTCGTGCGGCGGCTCTTCGATGCGCTCGATCGGTAGTCGCTCCGGACTGGTTCTGCGCATGACGGCGCGCGACGTCTTGCTATCCAACCGTCGCCACGAACCCGCATATTGCTTGCGGTTCACGCGTGCGCCTTTCATGCGACGAGTCCATTGCACTGTTCCGAGGCGGTGCACCGGCACGGGATTGGTGCCAATCCAGACCGACACCGCCACCGGGATCCCGTTGGCCATAATTGGTTGGATGTAGAAGCGCAGCGCCTGGAGCCAATACTTCTGCGGGAATCCCGCCGCCTGCGACGCGGCGCGCACACAAACGCGCTTGAGCCACGTTTCTAACTTGCGGTTGGCTCGGAACATGGCTCGGGCCGCTGCCTCTGGCATCCGGTCAAACGCCGCAACGACGCGGCGCAGACTCGGGCCGTCAACGTCGATGCCCATGAGGATCGGATCGGCCATCAGCGCCACCCCTCCCCGGTCGGCAGCGCCGTTTCAGGCTCAGCCGCCGCGGGCACCAGGCGTAGCAGCGTCAAGCCATAGCCGTCTGGCAGGAGCTCCACGACGCGATACGCCACGCCGCGCATGCTGATCTGCTCACCCTCATGCACGCCCGCCGCATCCGCCTCCAGCACCCAGCACGTCGGCTCCGACTGGTGCTGCAGCAGGTCCACCGCGCCGCTGCGCGTGCCTGTGACGCGCAGCATCGGTTGCGCCGACGGCACGCCAACAACGCCCGTGACTGTGCCAGTCGGCAAAGTCACGGGCTCGCCAAAGCCAACGCCGGCGTCGATGACAACGGCGTTGACGGCGGCGAAGCTGTCGGCCCAGTCGGTCACGAGGCTTAGGTGAGCGTGACGAGGCAGGCGTGTTGCCAGTAGCCGTAGCCGACATTGCCGTTGGTGCGCAGGCCGTATTGATGGCGCTCTTGCTCAAACTCGATCGGCGAGCCTTCGGCCTGGGCGCTGAGCTGAAGAGGTAGCTCTTCCTGTCGGATGAACGGCCGGGTGTTGCCGTCGGTGCGGAAGACGGCCAACTTCGTTGTCCAGTCAAGGCGCGGGTTGACCTGAACGCGAAAATTGAAACCGTCGGCGGCGGTGACGATGTTGGTGGCGCCCTGTGCCAACGTCGGTGCACCGACTGCGGCGATGGAGCTTTTCCAAAACGAGGTGGGCACCATAATCAAGAAATCGCGCGCGTTTTCGTTGAGCGGCTCGCCCACGTCATCCACGAAGCCGAGCACCTGCTGCGCGCCTTCTAGGATGGCGTGCATCAGCTCTTCTGGGGATGGCGCGGTTGCGCTTCCGTGCGCGGTCTCGGGGACCGGAAGAGCGGAGATGTCAACGCTGATATCGTTGCTTTGGACGCCGCTGTCACCTTCGGAATGGTCAGTGTCGAAAAATGATTGGCCGTCGTAGCACGCCGTCGACTCGGCGCTGATGATGAGCGTTGAGAGCAGCCGCGCCCAGTGGGCGTTGGCATTGGCGACGTGTTCGCGGACACGAACCATGATTTGCCCGGTCTTGTCGCGCCGCATGTCGTCGGTGCTGATCTCGATTGTCGACTCGAACGGCTTATTGCGAATGGTATACCCGTTTTCGCGCAGGCCCTTGGCGATGCGGCCGCCGATCCACTCGCGCATGACCGGAGCGGAGCCGAGCCACTTGTATTCCTCGCCTGCCTGGTCGGAATCGAACTGATTGGACAGCAGGTTAGCCCATGTCGGTTGTGCCGCGTCAAGCAGCCGGTAATACTCGCCGATGATGGCCCGCGAGCTGAGGCCGGATAGATCACTCATGTTTCAGTCCTGTCTTAGGCGTCGGCCTTCAAAGCCAGTGCCGCGGCCGTGGCCATGGTTTCGGCGGAAAACAGCGCGTCGAACTCCACAACGGCATAACCGCTGCTGACCCAGCGCGAAACCCGGCCAATGGCGGTGTTGCTGCCGGCAGTCAGGGTGAAGGTGTCGTCATCGCTGGCGTAGACGAGCGGGCGGTCGTTGGCGGTTACGGCAGTGGCGCCGGCAACCGGGAGCACGACTCGGCCGGTGGTGCGCACGCGCACGCTGACGTCCCCGGCGCTGCCCGCGCTGTTGTCGGCCTGCGCCTCGGCAAAGCCGAGGAACGGCTTGCCGGCGACGAGCGGCTGGGCATAGCCGGAGTCGTTCTCGCCGACGGCGGCGCCGGCATAGATGATGTCGGTCGCGACAACGGGGTATTCCTCGATCGGGCCGAGGGCGTATTCGCGGAGGGTGTTGGCGGCCAGGGTGGTCATGACTTGGCACCTCGCAGGACTTTGACGCGGCCGGAGCTGGTGGCGCGCTGATAAGCGGCGTAGCGGTCGAAGTCGTTACCGAACTCCGAGCGCAGCTTGGCGTTGCTGTCCCAGTCGGCGCGGGCGGCCTGGTCGGGGTCGGCGGCGATGTCGCCGGCTGCGGTGCTGGCGTCGGCGGCTTGCTGGCGGCCTTCCTCGAGCAGCGCGGCGCGGTAGTCTTCGCGGGCGCTGGCGTCGTCGGGCTCGGCGCGCAGGGGCTCGGGGACGGCGGCGATCATGGCGCTGGCTTGCTCTGCGCTCAGCCCCTGCGTGATGGCGGCGTCTGCGACGGTGCGCGCGTGCGGGGATGCGGCGGCAGCGGTCGTGATGGCGGCGACGCGCTCACGCTCGGCATTGATGCCGATCTGTTGGGCTGCGCTTTCGATTTCGCTCAAAAGGGCCGGATGCTCGGCGGCGAGGGTTTCTCGCGTGATCTCCGGCGAGGGGTTGTCACTCATCGTGATGCCTCGGTTGGTTGCACCGGGTGATCCGGCTTGGAAAAGGGACTCAAACGTGCCAATAGCGTCGGCCATGCCGGCGGCAACGGCGGCGGCGCCGACCAGGACACCACCACGGCCGAAACCTGCGGCAACGGCCTCTGGCGTCGTGTTGCGATAGGCGGCGATGTCGGCGACAAAGACGGCGGCGAGCTCGTCGACGATGCGCTGCGCTTCAGCGCGGCCAGCCTCAGTCTCGGGGGTGGCCTGCTTGAGCGGGGAAATGGTGCTGATGATCTTGATTGGGCCGTCTTTCTCCGGCCGGTAGGTGCCGACCACGCCGATACTGCCGAGCAGGGCGGTTGGTGCGGCGACGATCTGATCTGCCGCGGCGGCGAGCCAGTACGCGGCGCTGGCGGCGGAGCCGTCGACGTAGGCAACGACGGGCTTGTCGATGGCGCGGATTTGTCCGGCGAGCTCGGCGATGCCGGTAGCCTCTCCGCCGGGGCTGTCGATCTCCAGCACGATGCGCTCGACGCGGGGGTCGTCGGCGGCGGTGCGAAGGTCTTGCGCCAGCACCTCGACGGACGTGGCCCCGCTGATTTCCGTCAACAGATTGGCGCGTCGGAAGATCGGCCCGGTGATGGGGACGATGGCGCTACCGGCGCGCTCGGTGACGTTTCGTGCGTTCTGGAGCGGCCGGCCCAGCTGCGCGGCCACGGCTTCGGGCGAACCGTTCACGCGCTCGGCAACGGCGATGATGGTTTGCAGCGCCTCGGGCTCGATGGCCCAGGCGCGGCCGGTGATAAGGTCGGCGGCGCGGGTGGTCATGGGGTGTCGTCTCGATCGAGGTCGTCGGCGGTCGGCATGGCCGGCGCGGCCGTCACGTCGTCAGGGTCGGCGCGCTGCTCTTTGGCGCGCTGTCGGCGCACGTGGTCGTAATCCTGGCCGGTGAGCGCCGCGGTCTCGCGCTTCTTGGTGCTGATGCCGATCTCGAGCCGATCGCGCGCGGCCGTTACGGCCTTGTTTTCGTCGATGTGCGGCGGGGCGTCGCCGATCCACTCGCCGCCGAGCCATGCTTGACGGGCGCGCGGATCGGTGACGAAGCCAGGCAGGCTAAGGCGGCCGGCGGTGACGGCATCCAGCAAGACGGCCTCCAGGACTGGATTGCAGATGCGGTTGGCCAGTCGCGACCGGCGACGCCCGAAGAACTGCCACGCCATGAGCAGCGCGCCGCGCGCGGCGCTGTAGCTGCTCGCGAAATGGCGCAGCAGCACCTCTTGCGGGATCTCCAGCGCGGCGCCACAGATGCGGGCAAACGCGCTGATGAAGTTATCGGCCGCCGGGTTTGGGCTGTTGGGATTGGCGAATTCGACGCTGTCGCCGGGAAACAGGTTGGCGACGCTCGAATGGTCAATCGCGTACTTGCGTTGCTTGAACTTGCCGTAGAAGCCCGCGCGCTCCTCTAACAGGGTCTCGTCGAGTCGCAGTCCTTCGCCATCGGCAGTGGTGACAAACGCCATGAACAGTGCGCTGTTGACGGCGCGGTCGACTTCCGCGTCGATGTACTTGTCGAGCTGCTTGAGCACTTCCAGTACCGGCGCGAGATAGGGCACGCCGCGGGTTTGTCCGGGCCGCAGCACGTCATGGTGGTGCAGCACAAGCTGCCGGCCGGTGCGGGGCCCGTAGGCGTCGAGTCGTGTCCAGGTCTGCGCGCGGCCAAGGCGGCCAAGCGCTAGCGGGTGGAAATCCGCGACATGCACGCCTTGCCAGGCGCCTTGCGCGTCTTTCTCTATGCCGGCGACCAAGGTCGCCGTGTCGGCCTGGTGCTGCGGGTTGCAGACGCGATCCGCCTCGATGTGCTGCAACGCAAAGCTGAACGGCCAGCCGGGGCGCGCGCGCTTGAGCGTGACCAGCGCCACAAAATGATCGCCACGGGCCAGGGCCGAGCGCTCAACGAGGTCTTGCTGCTCGGCGAATGAGAGCTTGCGCAGCAGGTCGCAGTTCGGCGAGTGGGCGAATAGGCGCCACTCGCTCTCGATCTGCGCCTCGATGGCGTCGGCCTGATCGTCGCTGAGCCGAAGGTAGTCGCGGTCGATGGCGGCGTTGAGCCGGAGGCCGGTGCCAACGACGTTTGTCACGTCGGCATTGACGGCGGCGACGGCCAGCGGGTTGTTGCTCAGGGCGGCGCTGGAGCGCGCGCGCAGCGTGGGCAGGTCTTGCAGCGTGGCGGTGTCGGCGTCGGTGTCGAGCACGCCGCCAAACACGTCGCGGTCGCGGCGGGCGGACTTGTAGCCACGCTCGGTTGGCGCCGACTGGCCATAGTCCGCGGTGTAGCCCACGCGCGGACTGCGGTAGGGGTCGAAGTCGACGGCGGGGTTAGCCACGGGCGGAGACAATGCGGCTGACGGCGGCGGCGCGGCCTCGTGGATCGAGGCGTTTGCAGCGCCGGTCCCAATAGTCGATCCGCTCGGCAATCTGGGCAAGATCAGCGCGCGTGAGCGTGCGCCCGTCAAAGCTGACGGACTGCCCACTGAGGACTTTCGCTTCCGCGTCGAGCGCTTCCTGCAGCCGGCTTTCTGCGGTGCTGAGGTCGATACCTGCCATGGAACAAAGCATGGCAGGCGGTCGGGTGGGGTGTACCGGCGGATTTTCCCGGTTTTGCGGGGGTTTTCGCCGGTTGGCTGGTTAGCTATACCAAACGCGGTTTCCACTGCACGCTGTTGCCCGCCTGCTTCCACATCGCATCAGCGTCGCCACAAACCCAATTTTCTACTGATTCGATTCCACCGCCCGCACCGTGTGCCATTTCCCAATACGTTACAGAAGGATCAATGCCAAACGCCGCAGACGCATCTGCCGGAATCAGGTCAATTACGCCGTTTTCCTCCATATATTCACCATACGCGTACTTCATGCACGGATGTTCATTAAATTCTGCGATACTATAATACGGTTTAACTTCGACCAACAGCACGTGTGATCCGGAACATTCAGAATGCTGACAAGGAAACTCAACCCAAAAATCGGGACACCAGCTTGTAAGGTCTATTGGCTCGTATTGCCAATTCCACTTTGCTAAATCAAAGAAACACGCCCACCTGGCTTCTAGCCGTGATCGAAACTGGACGCCGTTGTATTTTGTTGGGTGTGCTTTAATTGCGTAACTCATCTGGATAACCATGCTGTTGCACGCGGATAGGTAAATCCGCGCGTTTTCAGATAACAAGCCAACCTTTGCCGATCCACGAACACTGAAGCGGCGCACGCAGAGCGCTTTACCGCCGATGCGCGAACAACGGCGCCTGCACCTGGTTATCGGTCGCATTTGCCGGTGGCGCCGGCTTGCGCTTTGGCTTGCGGGCGGGCGCGGCCGGCTTTTGGTGGGCAGGTGTCAAGTGATCCTTGACAGGTGCGGGCGCTGGGTCGGCGGCGGACTCCAGGCGCTGGCTGCGCGGGCCTGCGACATACGGGCGGCCGTGCTGATCCATGAGGGCCAGCACGCGCGTGGCCCAGCGCGGGACGCCGTAGTCGTTGCCCCAGCGTCGCACGGTGTCATAAGCCACGCCGAAGTCGTCGGCGAAGCTGGCCATGGTGTACCCGTGGCGCTGGACGGCGGATCGGAACTCGGTTTGTGTCATTGCCATAGCATTACCTAGAGGACGTCGAGCAGGTCGTTGGAGCAGGGCGCGCTGGATGGTGCGGCCGGTTGTTGCGGGTCGGCGAAGAGGTCGCCCTGTACTGGGCAGACTGTGTCGCGCAAGCGCTCCCAGTCTTTGGCGCGCATGTACTGCAAGCCGATGCGACGGCCGGGGCCAATGGCGCGGCTGCCGGAGAGGTGGGCGGCTGCCCAGGCGTAGACGGCTGTGTCGACGGCCTCGTTGCGGGCGGCTGAGCTGATCTTGACCCAGCGGTTGGTTTGCGGGTCGCGGCGCTCGCTGGTGATGCCGGTCGGCCAGTTCTCCGGCGTGTCGCTTGGCAAGTGCCACCAGCGATCTGCAGGGGCTTGGCTGGCGACCATGGC